GATCTGCTGCCAGCAGGTGGCGGTCAAAACAACACAGACTTTGTAGCTGACGGGACTATTAGTTCTGGTGCGCCTGTTATTCTCACGGCGGCGGGGAAGGCTGCGGCTATTTCTGAATCAAGCGTTACTGAAGCAGCGGGATCAGCTACCACATTTGCGTCAGTATCAGTTAATGGTTTGGCTGCTGCTTATGACACTGCAAACGACAAAGTTGTGGTGTTTTATTCGGATGCTGATGACGCTTTTGGAAAAGGAAAAGTAGTTATAGGTACAGTGAGTGGAACCTCTATAAGTTTTGGGAGTCCAGTAACGGTAACTGGAAATAGAGCAGCCGATCAGTCGGTTGTCTTTGATCCCGATTCGGGTAATGTTGTTCTTTTTTATCAAGACACTGATAACAGCTATTACGGAACTGCGATTGTGGGAACAGTTTCAGGAACTTCTATTTCGTTCGGAAGTGCTGTTGTGTTTTCTAGCTCTAGTAATAACTATAACTCTGCGGTCTACGACACAAGTACCGATAGGGTTTATAATAGTTATACAGATGCGGGAAATAGCAACTACGGCACTGCTGTTGTGGGAACCGTTTCTGGTACTTCGATTTCTTTCGGTAGTGCAGTGGTTTTTAACTCGTCTGCTACTTACCCTACAAGTTCAGCATTTGATTCTAACGCTAACAAAGTTGTTACTGCTTATTACAATGCGGGTGATGGCTATTCAAAAGGTATTGTGGGAACGGTAAGTGGTACTTCTGTAAGCTTTGGTTCAGCAACAACTTTTCATACAGGGACAGGAGGCTTTTCTTTTGCGTCTGTCTATGACGTTAATGCAAATAAAACTTTAATTAGTTTTAAAGACGTAAACAACTCAGATTACGGAAGTTCTATTGTCGGAACTGTTTCAGGGACTTCTATCTCTTTCGGGACAGCCGCAGCTTTTGAAGATGCCACAACCGACCAAATAAAAGGTTGTTATGACTCTAACACTAACAAAGTAGTAATTGTTTATCGAGATGGTGGCAGTAGCTATTACGGCACAGCAGTTAACGCTACTATTAGTGGGACGAGTGTTACTTTTACTACACCCTTTCAACTTATTGCGGGTAATACTAATCCGCACCAACCTGTTTTCGATCCTGATAGCAACAAAGTCGCTTATTCCTTTTTTAATAGCACCACAGGTGGGGGTGAAGGACTCATTTACACCCCTCCTAATACTACAACAAACCTCACCTCAACCAACCTCTTAGGCATTGCCTCTGGAGCCATCAGCGACACAGCCACAGGCACTATTAACACTTGGGGTAGTCGTAACGAGGTGCAAACAGGTTTGACAATAGGTTCTGATTACTACGTTCAGACAAATGGCAGCATTCAATCGCCAACAGCGTTGCCTACTTATGATCTTGGTACAGCCGCTCTAGTCAGTAGTTTTTCGGTGGCAAGTCAGGATACTGCACCTACTGATTTAGCTTTTAACACAGATGGCACAAAAATGTATGTTGTTGGTTATACAAACGACACTGTTTACCAATACAGCTTATCTACCGCTTTTACGGTTTCTACTGCTTCTTACGACTCAGTTTCTTTTAGTGTTTCATCACAATCTCCCAGACCAATGGGTATGACTTTTAATAATGATGGCACGAAAATGTATATTGTATGCAGAGATAATGATGCTGTGTATCAATACTCATTGTCGAGTGGTTTTGATTTATCTACTGCTTCTTATGACTCAGTAAGTTTGGATGTATCTCCTCAAGACAATTTACCTAACAGTATACGGTTCAATGCAGATGGCACAAAAATGTATATTGTAGGGGCGCAGTATGAATATGTTTTTCAATATGGGTTGTCTTCTGCTTTTGATTTATCTACAGCGTCTTATGATTCTGTTTACTATGATTTTAATGCACAAGGAACAGACGGATCAGGGTTAGCATTTAGTCCTGATGGTACAAGAATGTTTATTTTGTGCGATTCTAATGACACTGCTTTTCAATACTCCTTAACTTCAGGCTATGATCTTTCAACTGCCTCTTATGACTCTATAAGTTTAACTTCCACTGATGGTAACCCGTCAGATATTAGATTTAACGCAGATGGAACTAAAATTTTTATTATTGGAAGAGGGGAAGACAAAGTTTATCAATACACAACAGCGGATGTAAGTTCGACTTACCTTATCGGCAAAGCAATCACAGCCACACAAATTAATATCAAGGATTACACAGGATGACGAATCTAAGCGATCTTTTTCCTGCGGGAGCGGGTAAGCAAGTAAGTTTCACAGCAAGTGGTAACGTCACCTCGTCTGGTAAGCCTGTTGTCTTAAATAGCGATGGGACAGTAAGTGAGGTTGGTGAGTCAAGTGGTAACGAGGGGATAGGAACTCCTGTAGTTTTCGATACCGATTCAGTTGGCAGCATGTCTTCTGTTTATGACTCAAATGCTAACAAAGTTGTGGTTGTTTATGGAGGAAACGGTGGTGTTGGTTATGCCATCGTAGGAACAATTAGCGGAACTAGTGTTTCTTTTGGAACTCGCGTGGCTTTTGAGTCAGACAATTCAGAAAGTATGGCTGTTACGTTTGATTCTAATTCAAACAAAATTGTTATTGCATTCAGGTATGGACAGTTTCCTAGTGGTACTTACGGTTATGGTTATGGAATTGTAGGAACCGTAAGCGGAACCAGTATATCCTTTGGAACTAAAGTCGCGTTTAATTCAGCGAACACAACCAACATAGGCCCAGATGGTATAGATTTTGATTCAACAGCTAATAAGGTAGTCATAGCTTTTAGAGATGATGGCAATTCAGATTATGGCACAGCTATTGTTGGGACGGTTAGCGGAACGAGTATATCTTTTGGATCAGAAGCAACTATTGAAACGGGACAAACAAGTTATCACTCTGTTACATACGATTCCAACACAGATCGAACAGTAATAGCTTATCGACATGATGCAGGGTCTGGTTACGGCAAAGCTAAAGTAGGTGAAATCAGCGGAACAAGTATAACATTAGGCGCTTCTGCTAATTTTGAGGCTGCAAGCACTAATTCTGTAGTAAGTGATTTTGACTCTTCTCAAAATAAAGTTGTGATTGCCTATAGTGACGCAGGTAATTCAGCTTACGGGACGGGTATCGTTGGGACAGTGACAGGCGGCGGCACTAACACTATCGCTTTTGGTACGGCAGAGGTATTTAACAGTGCTTCTACTGGCCCAATAGCTAGGGCAGCGTTTGACACTAACCTTAATAAAACTATCGTTGCTTACTGTAATAGCGTATCTCCTTTTTACGGGTATGCGGTGAGAGGAACAGTTTCTGGTACGGGAATTACATTTAGCACTCCGTTTTTAATAGCAAGCACACAAGTAAGTGGAACTATGTCAGCCGCGTTTGATGCAAGCACAAATAACCTTCTTTTTTCCTATGCAGATGTGACTAGTTCAAGTCATGCAACTGGAGTGGTTTACACGGACTCAGCAACAAACCTCACCTCAACAAATTTCCTCGGCATATCAGACGCAGCCATCTCAAGCGCAGCCCGTGGGAACATCACCATCAAAGGCGGCATAGCAGCCACAGGTCTAAGCTCGTTGACTCCTGCAAGCGATTACTATGTGCAGGACGATGGGACAATAACGACTGTGAGCAGTAGCGTCAAAGCGGGTAAAGCTCTGTCGGCCACAGCAATTAATCTGGAGTACACATCGTGAGCAATTTATCTGATTTACTCCCAGCAGGGGCTAGTGCCAAACAACTGACCTTTACCGACAGCGGTAGTGGGATATCTTCAAAAGCGCCAGTAGTTCTTAATAGCGATGGTACAGTGAGTGGGGTTTCTTTGGGTAGTCCTTCTTTAGGGGCGCTGTCTGCCAATTTTAGTGGGTCGGGAATGGCTTATTACTGTGTCTTAACTTACGACACAACTCAAGATCGAGTAGTTGCTTGGTGGGCTAATATGAGTAGTGGAGACTACCCAACAGCAACAGTGGGAAGCATATCAGGCGGCACAATAACGTGGGGAACTCCTGTAGTCGTTCTTTCTGCTGCAATGTCTGACTATCAAGCAGCAACCTATGATTCAAATTTAGATAAACACTTAATTATTTTTACAAGCAGTTCGCAAGGAAAAGCTTTGATGGGTACGGTGACAGCAGCCACAAACACCATTAGCTTTGGCGCAACTGAAACTTTTTCTTCTAGTAACGTAAGTAACTTTGATTGTATGTATGATCCTTCCACTACTAAGTCGTTAATTGTCTGGCGGGATTCTGGTTCAAGCCCTGCAAGTAGAGCCGTGGTAGCTACCCCCGCATCTGACAGCTCGATTTCTTTTGGTTCAGTATTGGATTGGACATATTCTAGTTATGTAGCTTACGACATCTGCTGTGCTTACGACACAAACCAAAACAAAGTCGTTGTAGGTGCTTGGGAAATTCCTTCACCTAATTATCAAATTGCCAATTACGTTGCTACTATTTCTGGAACTAGTGTGACTTTTGGAGCTAGACAACAAGCGTACACAACGACTAATCATCACGGTTATTACAACAACACGGCAATGGATTATGACAAATCGGCTAACGCTATTGTTAATTTTTGGCGAGAAAGCGGTGCGGGATATTGTATTGCAGGGACTATATCGGGCGCTAGTATAAGTTATGGAAGTGCTACAGCTATTGGTAGTGATACAGAAATGCAACACGCAATTTATAGTGACCAAAGTTCTTCTATAGCTTTAAGTTATTTTGCAAGCACTAAGACTTATCTTCAATTTTTCAGTACCAGTGGAACGACTATTACCGTTGACTCGCAAATTGAAGTGTACTCAACCGCTTGGCAATACAACGCTAATGTATACGATCCCGATACGCTTTCCATAATTGTTGCAGGTAATAACGGAGCAGGGGATAACTATGGTTACGCTAAAGTTTATGAACAATCTCCCTCAAACCTCACCGCCCAAGCCTTCGTAGGCGTAGCCGACAGCGCAATATCAGCCTCTGCTGCGGGTAGCATTATCGTGCAGGGTGGTACGGTAACGGGTGTAGCAAGCGGTTCGGGCTTGTCAGCAGGTTCTCTTGTAGCTTTTGAAACAAGTGGTTCGCCAAGCGCTATGTCAGGGGTGGCTTTTGACGCTAATGCAGGAAAAATGGTAATAGCCTATTCCTATGGTTTAAATGGTTATGCGATAGTGGGAACCGTGAGCGGAACCAGTGCTAGTTACGGTACTGCTGCAATTTTCCAAGCTGCATCTCCCGGCGCTGTATACAGTGTAAATGCAGCTTATGACGCTAACGCCCAAAAGGTAGTTATCATATACACGGATGGGTCTAACTCAAACTATCCGACAGCTATTGTAGGGACAGTTTCTGGAACGTCTATTAGCTTTGGGACTAAAATTGCATTTTTAAGTTCTAGTGCTGCGGGTGATCCTATGTCGATTGCCTATGATGCAAATGCACAGAAGGTGGTTATTGGTTTTAGAGATACGTCAAATTCAAATTATGGTACAGGCATTGTAGGAACTGTTTCTGGGACTTCTATTTCATTTGGAACTAAAACGGCTTGGAACAGTTCAGAAGTAGCGGGAGATATTACCGCTGTTTACGATAGTAACGCTCAAAAAGTAGCTATTGCTTACCGCGATGCGGGTAATTCATCTTACGGTACGGCTGTTGTTGGAACGGTGAGTGGCACTTCTATTAGCTTCGGTTCTGCACAAGTTTTTCTTAGCGCACAAATGGATAATCTGGGTGGTTGTTTTGACTCTACGAACAACAAAGTGGTGTTTTGTTACAGAGATACGAACAACTCTAATTACGGCACTGCGATTGTGGGAACGATAAGTGGCACTTCTATTAGCTTCGGTTCCTCTGGGGTGTATAACGCAGGTGGTACGAGTTACAACAACGCTTCTTATGACGCTGGCGCGGGGAAAGTAATAATTTCTTACGCGCAAGGCAATGCCGCCACCATAGCGGGCACAGTTTCTGGAACTTCTATCTCTTTTGATACAGCGGTAGTGTTAGATGCTGGGGGAGGTATGGGTGAAGTAGGTCAGGCTTATGATTCGACTAATGCCAAAACCTTAATAGCTTTTCAAAGTGCGGGTAATAGTTATCACGGTTATTCAGCTACAGCGACTTATGGTGATCTACCCCTGACAGTAGGAACCAAATATTACGTCACCACTTCTGGTGGCTTTTCAAGTTCAGCAGGTGACCCTAGCGTTAATGCAGGACTAGCAATTTCAACAACATCTTTACTTTTAAATGGAGACTCATAATGAGCCAGACTATAACTAGAAATGACGGCAACGTAAGCGTTTATGTTTTTGACGACAGCGTTAATGTCGATCTTTCAGCAACACCTAATGCCACTGTGCGTAACAACGGCGGCAACGATTTTGATATCGGTGACCTTAATGCAAGCAACGCTACTCTGCACTCAGGCGTAACAGCTCCTGATGGATGGCAAGGCGGTAAGCATACTTATGACGGTAGCTCTTGGGGCGATGTTAGTGGTTGGGTAAACCCCGCAGCAGGAATGCTTGAGGCTGACAAAGCTCGTTATGCGGCTAACGCGACTTACAGCTCAACTTTAACCGATGCAATACAGACTGAAATAGACCGTATTAAAGCTCTGTAAAGATGAACAATGAATATTTATATTCTGGTTTTGATTATCGGAGGAATTGCCGCAGTATCTGATTGTGACGATGGCGCGTTGTGCTTTGAGCAAAAGACTAATTGCGAAAGGTTTGCTCAAAGAATTATTTTAAATAATAACAATATAGCGGCAATGTGCCAGAGGATCGAAAGTGATAGGTGAAGCAATGTTAGCGATCAAAGCCTTGGACAGCGCGTTTGTCATGGTTCAGGGTGCGATTGCTAAAAAGAAAGAAGTCGAAGATATGGCGGGGGAAGTCGGCAAATTCTTCACCGCCAAGAAGAAAGTGGAAGAACATATTGCCAATGCTAGGCGAGCTGGCACTGATGATTTAATGACAGGTTCCGCACTAGAAGAAGCAATAACGATTGACCAACAAGAAGAACGCATCGAAAAAATGATGGATAAGGTTGGGACGTACTATTCCCGAAAAGGTCAGACTCACCGTTGGGTTAAGATCAAAAAAGAAGCGGCTAAAATTGAAAAGAAACGTGAGGTAAAACGCAAGGCAAATGCAGCCGCTAGGGTGGCAGCAAAAAAAGAAGAAGACATATTAATAGAACAACTAGCAAAACTAGTTTTAGGGGTAGTTGGGGCGGTAATAGTAATTTTTGGAGTAGTATTTTTAATATTTGGATTAGGTGCTGAGTAATGAAACTAGACCCTGTACTACTTAATATGGCTTGCTCGTGGAGTATGAAGGCATACGATGATGAGAACAAAAAGGCCATCAAGATAGAAAGCCGTCTGACCTCCACTACTGTCTATGTAGCCAAGCGTAAGACGATAGATGTGATTGCGTTCAGGGGTACACAACAGGGCCGGGATTGGCTAACTGATGCAATGGTAGTACCCGTACCTTACGCGGGTAGGCTGTGCCACGGCGGGTTTGTAGCTGCCCATGCTTCAGTGTGGCGTAAGATTAAAAAACACCTGGATATGAAGAAACGTACACTAGTCTGTGGGCATAGCCTTGGTGGTGCTTTAGCAGAGCTAACAGCGGCTAAGTTGTGGAAGAAACACCCTAACCTCAACCTTATTACCTTTGGTAAGCCGAATACGTTCTTCAAGGGTTTTAAACGCCCTATGACTTTAGACAAACAAATTTCCTGCGTAGCCGGTTCCGACATGGTGGCGCGTATACCCCGTATTTGCTACGGCCCGTCTAAGTCACAGACCATGCTGTACTTTGCCAACAATGGGCAAGATTTTATTGATCCTGCAAAAGACTTACGGGACGAAGACAGAGGTGGGTTAAAAGACCGAATTACTGACCACTTTATGGAAGGCTATAAAGAACGGTTAGAGGGATTCTTAGATAACCAGGACAAAGAACTTAGTGAAGATGAAGTAAAAGAATTGAAAACACTTATTGATGAGGCCGAAGATGCTTAGAATTGTTGCGTTGTGTGTACTAATGACTGGTTGTACAGTCTCGGAAGAGATGATAGCCAACAAAGAACTCTACTGCTCTGGGATATACAAAGGCATACGGGCGGTAGGGCGCGTAACTACTGAGGTAACTACTGGCATAGCCATACCAGACGTATGCGATACGATTGATGAGATCGTGGAGGAAGACTCTACGGGAAAGTAATTAACAACGCTGAAGCGTTGATTAAACTATGGTTGATGTTATATGAAACTAGGTGGATTACTTAAATCTCTTGCCCCTACTATAGCCAGCGCAGCAGGTGGGCCTATGGCGGGTATGGCAGTCAAGATGGCTGCACAAAAGCTAGGTGTACCAGACGCTACAGCTAATGAAATAGAAGACATTATTGAGCGAGAGCCTGAGAAAGCAGTGCTGTTGAAGGAAGCAGATACCGAGTTTAAAGACCGTATTAAAGAAATGGAAATAGACTTGGAATCTTTTAAGTCTGAGTTAGAAGACAGACAACATGCTAGAGAAACTTTTAAGAACGATTGGACACCTAAAGTGTTTGGGATACTGGCGTTACTGCTGTACGGAGCGTATGTCTTAACCGTAACAATAATGCCCCATGACCAGAATGATGAGACTATTATCTCACTGGTGTTAGGCCAACTAAGCGGTATTCTGGGGACTATGGCAGCATTTTGGTTCTCTGGGTCTAGTACGAAGTGAGCAACATGAAAAAGTTAATTGCCATGTTAAAGCGCCATGAAGGTGTAGAAACTCATGCTTACGAGTGCTCAGAAGGGAAGATTACTGTAGGAGTAGGGCGAAACATTGACCAGCGCGGCGGCATGGGTCTGTCAGAAGATGAAGTAGAATACTTGCTTGAGAACGATATTGAACGTGTTATCAAAGAGTTAGCAAAAGAATATCCGTGGTTTAACAAGCTAGATGATGTACGCAGAGATGCTATGATTGACATTAGCTTTAATCTCGGTGCAACTCGGTTACGAGGTTTCAAACGCGCTTTATCCGCGATGGAACGGGAAGAATATGCAGAAGCCGCTACGGAGTTTTTAGACTCACGTTGGGCTAAACAAGTAGGTGGTAGAGCATTAGAGCTTACCGACTTAATTAAAACAGGCGAATATGCGGAATAAGTATGCCTCTTAAAAAACTTCAATTGAAACCGGGGGTTAATCGTGAAAACACCCGTTATACCACAGAAGGTGGGTGGTATGAGTCTGACAAGGTGCGGTTTCGTCAGGGTATGCCTGAGAAGATTGGAGGATGGGAACGCATCTCTGCTAACACGTTTCTAGGAGTGTGCCGTTCACTTTGGAACTGGGTGACGTTAGGTAAACAAAACCTGATAAGTGTAGGAACGCACCTTAAATACTACATAGAACGTGGTGGGGCATACAACGACATTACTCCTATCAGGCTAACCACAGCAGCCGGGGATGTAACCTTTGCTGCTCTTAATGGTTCTCCTACGCTTACTGTTGCGGATACAGCTCATGGAGCAGTATTAGGGGATTTCGTTACTTATTCAGGTGCGGTGAGTTTAGGCGGTAACATAACAGCGGCTGTGCTTAATATTGAGTACGAAATAGTCAGTATTGTTAACGATGATTCCTACACCATAACTGCTGCGGTTAACGCAAGTGCAGGAGATACAGGCAACGGCGGAGCCTCTACAGTAGGTGCGTACCAGCTAAACACCGGCTCTGCTACAGGTGTACCGTTTACTGGTTGGGGTGCAGGTACATGGGGACAAGGCACTTGGGGTAACGGTGGTATAACTACTTCCCCTATCAGGCTTTGGAGTCAATCAAACTACGGTGAAGATTTAGTATTTGGGTATCATGGTGGGCCTCTGTGTTACTGGGCAGCTAGTACGGGCGTTTCTACGCGAGGTAAAATAATTGACACTACTAATTATCCCCTTAGTGACCAAGTACCTACCATTGTTAACATAGTCAGTGTCTCAGATATTTTTAGGTATGCGTTTTGTTTTGGTACGAACGAGGATGGCAGTGCAGTAGTAGACCCTATGCTTATACGTTGGTCAGACCGAGAAGATGTTTTTAACTGGAACCCACTTACAGGTAATCGTACAGCAGGTAGCTTACGTGTTTCCCACGGAACTGAAATAGTAGCTGTCGTTCAAGCTCGTCAGGAAGTGTTAGTGTGGACAGATTCAGCGTTGTACTCCATGCAAAATAACTTTGGCGATGTGCAGTGGGGTGTCCAGCTAATGGGTAATAATCTCTCTATCTCTAGCCAAAATGCAGTGGCTTTTACGGGCAGTGCGGCTTACTGGATGGGTAAGGATAAGTTCTATAAATACGATGGTACGGTAATGACGCTGCCTTGTAATGTTAAGCGTTACGTTTTTAATAACATTAATACTGCACAGTTTAATCAAGTGATTGCAGGTAATAACGAAGGATTCAACGAAGTTTGGTGGTTTTACCCTTCTGATGGGGCTACTACTAATGACCGTTACGTGGTTTACAACTACCAAGAAGAAATTTGGTACTACGGCACACTAGCCCGGACTGCTTGGCTAGACTCAGGACTGCGAGACAGGCCCATAGCCGCTACGTACAGCAACAACTTGGTAGACCACGAGAAAGGCAACGATGACAAACAAACAGGTGTAACGGCTGCTATTACTGCCTCTATTACCTCGTCTGAGTTTGATTTAGATGATGGGCATAGTTTTGTGTTAATCAACCGGATGCTGCCTGATGTAACTTTTGATGGCTCTAGTGCTACTAATCCAGCAGCTAGTATGACTATATCGCCTATGGCTAACTCAGGATCAGGGTACAACAACCCACTGTCTGAGGGGGGTAACTCGTCAGCCACGGTAACTCGGTCAGCTACAGTACCGATAGAACAGTTTACAGGACAAGTATATTTACGAGTACGAGGTAGGCAGATTGCCTTTAAGATGGAGTCTACAGCGGAAGGAGTGGCGTGGCAGCTTGGCTCCCCACGTTTAGATATGCGTCCTGATGGTAGACGTTAATGCCTACTACAACAAATAATGATGAAAGAGTAACTGCGCCAGCCTTACCCACTGGCCCAGAGACATATAACAGAAGCTATGTAGATCGTTTTAATAACATTTTACGTCTATATTTCAACCAGATAGATAACGCATTGAGGAACGCTGTGGCAAATACAGTTCCATATGGTTTAAGAGTAGCCCAAGGCACAGTGACCGGTGCAGCTTCCTTGTATAGGTTTGGTTTTAATGCTGATGTAGATACTACCGAAGAAACCGTGTGGTCAGAGGGGGGTGATATTACCTATCCTGGAGCAGCGGGAGAAGTGTATATTTCTAGCAGTGACACCAACGATGTAGCTGGTTCAGGCACTGGGGTGCGTACCATTAAGGTACAGGGTCTGGATGCTAATTACTTGCAAATTGAGGAAGATATTTCCTTGAACGGACAGACACAGGTAATCACTACTAAAGAATATCTAAGAATATTAAAAGCTTACGTCCTTACTGCTGGCTCAAACGGAGGAAGTGCAGGGACTGTTTATGTGGGTACAACTGGGGCTACAGCGGGTGTACCTCCTACTGTGTACGCTAGTTTTGGTGATTCTAACCAGACGCAAATGGCCGTCTACACAGTACCTGCGAGTAAGACCCTGTACATAGATGAGATAGCGTTTACCGCAGTTATAGCTTCGGCTACTAATTCTGCGACTGTTAAGCTCAAGACACGGGAAGATGCTACTAACGCATTCAGAACACGGTTTATTCAAGTGCTGGAGAGCAATACTACAGTAGCACCGTTTGCTTATCCTTTAGCTATACCAGCAAAAACAGACATTGAGTGTCGCGCCATAGCGACTACAAACAACAACCAGATAAGCGCCTCGTTTGAAGGCGTGTTAATAGACGGGTAGATATGGCTTACGGAATTAGAAAAGGTGACGCATCGGACGGGTTTAATTTTGATACCTTTAATCCTTCGGATTCTCTCGGCATGGATTCGTTGCGCCAGTTTATGGATGCACTTAGCGGATACCAAATGGATGACGCTATGGCAGATGCTGCTGCCAGAGATGCCCTAAATGCGGCCCAAGGTTTTGCCCAAGCATCAGATGCCAACGTTGCTACCTGTGAAGCCCAAGGAAAAGACTTCGATCCGGTTAACCAAATTTGTGTACCTAGAGACGCTGGAGGTGCAAGTGTAGGCGGTGCAGGTTATACACTAGCACAAGCAATAGAAGATTTAGCAGGGACAAACCTACCGGGGGTTTTAGATATACCCGGAATAGGGGACGCGGTAGACAGCGGGTTAGATGGTATAGCCGGGGTAATTGATGTTATTTCTGAAGGTATAGGGCTAGGTGACGGTTGGAAAAAAGAAGTAATACTTGGAGGGGATGGTGTAGTCATAAATGTATTAGATGCTAATCAAACCTCTAAAAACACTGGGGGAGGTGCAGTACAAACTCAGAGTGGTAACACTACAGTTAGTGTAGACACAGGCAGTCCAGCGGGTAATATAATTCTAGCAGGTGGTACTTTAGGGGAAATGGGTGGCCTTGGGAATGGGGAAGGCACTGACACTGAGCTGCTAATGCGTGGGCTATGTGCTATGCAAGGCAAAGAATACGATGAAAACACAGGGCTGTGTAAACAAGCATCCTCCAGCCAACCACCCGGTGGATCAACTGCGGGAGGCACTACCACTACAGGTGGGGGTGGGGCAGATGATGAAGAAGATGCAAGTACTACAGTAACCATAGGTGGGAGTACAGGTACTCAAACTGACCCTTGCGATAATCCGGCCTATGCAGCCGATAACCCATTGGAATGCATTAAAGTAATTGGCCCAAATATAGGAGGGGTAGGGCCAATCCAACAAAAAATATGTCCTGATGGCACTTTAGTAGGTATGGATGACGATTGCCCTGCTACTCAAGTTACTGAGGGTACACCCACGAAGCGGACAAAACAAAAAATATGTCCTGATGGGAGTAGTGTAGAGGAGAATGAAGATTGCCCTGATACCACTACTACTACTACTAAAATATGTGATGACGGCAGTGTAGTAGATATAAACGAAGATTGCCCTGAAAAGAAAATAGTTTGTGGTGACGGAAAAGAATTGGTTAATGGAGCATGCGTAGATAAATGTGGCCCAAACCAAGAAAGAATAAATGGTATATGCGTAGATAAGAAAATAGTAGACCCAATCCCAGTTTGTCCTGAAGGTACTAAATTAGCAGGTAAACCTATACCTGCGGATGAAAACTGTAATCCTGTAGGGCCAGGGACAGGGACAGGGACAGGGACAGAATGTATTGATTGTACTTGCCCTGAGTATGTAGTCGCTAATCCCATAGAGTGCGGGGGTACACAACCAGATTGTACTGATCCAGTTTACGCCTATGAAAATCCTGTGGAGTGTGGTGGGGGTACAGGTATAGACCCGTGTACAGAACTAGAAGGGGAGTGTGCCAAGCTAGGCCAGTGCGCTGATTGCGCTACAATGCAGTGCGAAGAGTGCCCACCAACAGTTGGGGAAGGTGGGGTAGAAGGAGAAGAAATCATTCCTTCTCTGTGCGGTGATGAGGTATACGCCATGCTTAACCCTGAAATCTGTAACCCTTCTCCTCAATACAGTATGCCCGGTGGAGGTGGAACCTTTGTGTCTACAGAACCTGGAGAAATTGCTGATAAAGGGTATTATGATATAGGTATGGAAAGCGGAGTTTTTGGGTCTAATGATTTGCTAAGTGAAGTTGAAACTATTCTAAGAGGACGGTAAAAATGGGTTTAGGAAGTCTATATGAAGGCATTAAAAAGCTTGGGGGAGATGCCCTGGGGCTGTTCTATGAGGATGGAAAATTCAACCTTCAAAACTTAGCATTATTAGGTGGTTTGTATGGCATAAGCCGTGCTGATGATTCCGAAACCCTTGGAGACTTTTTTGGTATGGGTGACCCTACCCCTAGTGGATACATGGGTGGTATTCCCAGTTATACGTATTCTCCTAAACTTGTGCCAAATGCGTTTAGCGATTATGAACGGGATAATGCAGGGGTGCTGTCTTTAGATGTTAAGGAGCAATACATACCGCGCCGTCCGGGTGGGAAAGGTAGGCGTTACTTTGAAGATGCGAGTTTTGTAGCAAAAGAAACAGACGAAACAGAAGAAATGGCTGGGGGTGGATTAGCTTCTTTAAACCACCAAGGCTACTACTTAGGTGGCCCCACAGATGGAATGGCAGACCAAATACCTGCTATGATTGGTAATTCCCAACCTGCTGCGTTAAGTGACGGTGAGTTTGTAATTCCCGCAGATGTGGTCAGTCACTTAGGTAACGGCAACTCTGATGCAGGTGCACAAGAATTGTTCGCTATGATGGATAGAGTGCGGCAAGCAAGAACTGGCCGTGCAGAACAGGGTAAAGAAATAAACCCTAACAAATATTTAGCGTGAGGTAGAAAATGTCAAACGGCGATAACACTTTATCTGGGCAGGAAAAAAGAGCAGAAGAATCGTCTCTTTCCTCATGGGCTGGGCCATACGTTTCTGAAATGTTGGGACGTGGCGAAGCGGTGGCTTCAATGCCTTACACGGCCTACGGGGGTGATTTAACAGCCGATTTTTCTCCACTACAGACTCAAGCCTATTCAGGACTTGCTAGTTTAGGTGTGCCTCAAGCATTTACTACAGGGTCTTTTACAGGTTCTGAATACACGCTACCCACACCAGAAGAAATAGCAGCAGGGGCTACAGCAGGGGAAGGTTATTACACTCCTGCCTCTGGCAATGTGGTTCAAAATTACATGAACCCGTACCTTGAAGCCGCACTAGAGCCACAGTTTGCAGGAGCTAGAAGTGACTACGATGTAGCAATGCGCGACTTAGGGGATAAGTACGCACGAGCAGGAGCTTTTGGTGGTAGTAGACAAGGTGTTGGGGAAGGGGAACTAACTGCGGGGCTTCTTGGAAATTTGTCCAACATACGCGGCGAAGGTTACAGAGACGCTTTCGCTAACGCGCAAGATATGTTTAACAAAGACAGACAGTACGGGTTGGGTGCACTGAAAGATTTAGCTTCTGTGGGTAAAGACCAACGTGCAGTAACCGCTGAAGGTATAGCCGCAGATATGGCCCAGTTTGAAGAAGAACGAGATTTCCCTTACAGGCAAGTAAAGTATATGCAAGACTTATTGGGTGGGTTGCCTTTAGGTACGCAAAGTTACAGCTACTACAGTCCATCAGGACTAAGCAGTCTGGCCGGGGGAGCCGCAGATATTTATGGCATTACGGATTTACTTAACAAGTATAACGCGGATGAGACTTCTGGAGCTGCTGCAAGTGGGCCAAGCCCTGCATGGACAGATGCGACAATGAAAGCCTTCCCTAACCAATACGACTACTACATAAAAATAGGATTAGACGCTAAAAGCGCAGCAGAAACAGCTATGCGCGATCTTGGTGTAATTGACTAGGGGATTTAAAATATGAACGGATTAGCTTCAATAACACCTAAAGGTTTCCAAACTCCCCCGCAGAATCAAGGGTTAGGGCAGCTCATGGGTGGGCCAAAACCTACTGCTAGAGAACAGATGGCTATAGAGGTGGTCAATGATGACATCGAACCACTTGACCTAGACCCTAAACTGGAAGCAGCGTTAAAGCTTGGGGAGGCTAAAGAGTTACTACAATCAGCTAACCAAGTGCTTGCGCCTAACCCCGCTAACATAGTGCAACAACTACAACAAGAAGTACCTGCGGGCATAGCTGCGCTAACGGCTCGTATGCAGGGTGCTCCACAAGGATTGCCCAGACCTATGCCACGTCAAACACCACCACCGCGTCCAATGCCCCCCGGAATAATGGGTATGGCACAGCAGATGGCTGCGGCTAACCAACAAGGTAGGCAAGCACCTATGCCACAACGTCCTCCAATGCCCATGCAGAACGCACCTCAACGTGCTCCTGCACCTAGACCCCCTATGGCTGGAGGTTTACCGCAACTGCCTTCTAATCTACCAAGAGCTGCACAGGGTGGTATTGTGGCGTTTAAAGACGGTGGTTTTCCAGATTTAAGTGGTGATGGAAAAGTTACACGTAAAGACATACTTATGGGTAGAGGAGTAGTTAGTAAAGCAGAAGGTGGGCCACTGTCAGAAGCAGATAGTTACATGAGTGCTCAAGCAGTGCTTAATAACCCCAATTCTACTGACCAAGAAAAAGCTTTTGCTAGGGCTACCTTAGACTCACTAAGACCCATACAAGAAGGTGGCAACATGACAATGGATCAGTACGCTGCCATGATGCAGGAAGTTAGCAGGAGGCAACAAGGTGGTATGGCTGGCGGTGGAGTAGTGGGTTTCCAAAGCCGTGGCTTGGTAGAAGAGGAAGAAGAAGAAGAAGAATTTACAGACTTTACTGAATACCCACCCCCTGGACTTATACCTGATGAAGTAGAAGAAGTATCAGAAGAAGTTATTAAAAGACGGCCTCGTGTAGAAATGCCTGATCGCCCTGAAAAAACGGAATTTGAAGAAATAATAGAAAGTATAGCTACCGAGCAAATGCAAGGTAGCGAAGAAGAAATGATGCGAGAGGTAGGGGAAAGTTTTGATAAAGCTACGGGACTTGAAGATTACAGGACTGCACAGAGAGAAGCGGAGCAAGCACGTCAAGCTTTACGACAACAGCGATTTTCTCCTGAAGAAGAACGTAGAAGGTTGCTACGAGAGGGTTTATTAGGCACAGCAGAACAAGGGCTAGGTGGTTTTGCCAGAGGCATGAGAGATGCTGAGAACAGAATATATGGAGAAAAACTAGAAGCTGCACAGGAAGATGTAGCTACTATGGACAAGATTACCGATACTTTTCAGCAACTTGGCATGAGTAGGTTCGAAGCACAGCGAAATGCACAGAAGTTGGTAAGGGACGGAATCAACAGTGGATTAAGCGCAGCAGCGTCACTAGCCAATGCACAACGTCAAGCTGAAACTACGTACAACCAGATGGTTACCCAAGCAGCTACTTCACAACGTGGTCAGGACATACAGGTAGATGTAGCAGAGATATACGCTAGACGGGGAAGTGAAACCAATGAACGTTCTTTTGTGAATGACTACGTTGCAGCGGCTTTAGCTAAAGACCCCAATGCCAACGAAGCGCAACTAAGAGTAGACGCTGCCAGAGAATACAAACAAATGACAGCCCTAATAAGCGCCACTGGTAGGGCCGATTCTGAAGTAATTAAGTTGTACAATGACGCACGAGAAATGTTCGATTCCAATGTTGCGTTGAGTGGTGGTATGGGGTCGTTCAAGAATACCGTGTTGGGCCGAGAATATTTTGATCCTAGTACTTCCCCAGAGCGACAGGAAGCCATTAAGTTTGAATTTATAAAAAACTATATACAAGGTGCACAAGGGTTTTTATCAGATACTGGAACTAGTGAAGGTGGGGGTGATCGCAACCAACCCATAATTTTACCTGATAATTTTAAGGATTATGGTTCGCTAATACCAAATCAACAGTATTTAGTTAGAGACGCTAACGGGGATATGGTACTTGTACGATGGGACTCTATAAACCGCACATTTAATGAAATATAAAGAAGGCACTACCCTTTGGCAGAACAAAAAAGAACTTTTACTCTAAACGAATTATTTGGGGAACCTGAAGTTGCGCCCGGTAAACGTACTTTTACGCCTGAAGACTTGTTTGGGGTATCTACCAAAGTATGTCCTGATGGTACGGTAGTAAATGAAAACGAAGAGTGCCCAGAGCAAGGTGAAAGAGGGTTCTTCTCAAATATAGGGCGGGGCGCGGCAAGTGCTGCTCAAGGGTTAGCTACTTTACCAGATACTATTGACCTACAGTTTGATGCCTTCCGAGTAAACCAACTCCCTAAAAAATTAGATATATACAAAGCTATAGACGAAGGCGCTGACCCTCGTGAGTTGTACCGTGAGGCTAACAAAGAAGCAAAAGTATTTGGCCCTGTTGAACTTGGTGATTTTGTAACCTACCAAGAAGCTGATGCAGAAGAACGTGCGAGATTAAGAGGTAATGTAGAAACTACTGTTGCTGAATCCAGAGCAGACATTTTAGAAACGCTTCCAGAGTTACAACGCAGACAACAAGAGACAGCCCAAGAATACGGCCCTAGAGTTGAGGGTATAACAGACATAAGGAGTTTGGGAGATTTTAGGGATTGGTTGGCATACAGCATAGGTTCAGGCGCTGTCCAGCTTGCACCGGTAATGGCATCCGCTATGGTTGCTGGGCCAACGGGTGCGGTGACTGCGGGTACTGCTTTAGCGGGCAGTGAAACAATAGGTAACAGACTAGAATTTATACGGGATTTAACTAAAGAGTTGCCTGTAGAAGATCAAGCTCAAGCTATTAGTGACTACCTTAACGCCACTAAAGATACTTCTACCATAACCGCCATCGCGTCTGGCGCATTAGACTTGGCAGGGCCGGTAGGTGGCATACTTAGACGGCAGTTAGCTAAAGAAGTCGGCCAAGAATTAACTGAAAGCATATCCAAACAATTTGCGAAGGAGATGGGCGAAGAAGGGCTTACGGGTGGTGCTCAAGAAATTACACAGATAGCAGGGCAACGCAGTCTAGGTGAACAAGAAGGGGATGTATTTAGCCCAGAAAATATAAAACGAGTTATTGATGCTGCTGCGGCAGAAGCTGCGGGTTCTTTAGCTGGTACTTCTTTTAACGTAGGTGTAGACGTAGCCACAGGTAGACGGCAAGCACGGCAGGAAGTTGATGCAAAAATAAAGCAACAGGCTCAGATTGCTATAGACACAAGCAAAAGACTACTGCAAACACCTGAAGCGCAGCAAAAAATAAGAATACGTACCCAGCGATTAATACAAAATAATAAAAACATGGACGAAGGCACAGCTATTAAGATAGCCGCTGAAGAAGTGTTGGAAGCAGAGTTAGCCAAAGAAGAAACAGCAACGCCAGAAGAAACAGCAACGCCAGAAGTAACTTCTCTTAATGATAACCAAAAAAGTCAAATCACCGCAGTAGCGGAGAAAGCAATAGAAGAAGGTGCTGACGAAGCAGGGCTAGATTCGTACAAATCCTACGTAGTCTTACAAGAAGCAGGGTTGGGGGGTAATGATGCTGCCCTGTTCCTACAACAAGAAATTGACCGTCTTGGTGGCCTAAAGTCAGCAGAAACTGTAGAGCAAGACCAGCAAGACCAGCAAGACCCTAAGATAGGAAAAGGGATAGAGGTAAAAGATACCGACCCGCCAGTTGGAGAGTTACAAGAAGACCTTCCCCTGGATAAACAAATAGCTACGTTTATCTCCAAAAACAATGGGGTAACCATTTCTGAAATACAAAATGAATTTAAAATAGGTTTTAATCCTGCTCAAGAAGCGTTGGGCAAAATACCCAACTTACTTACTGACACTCAGGAAGACGTAACAACATACACCTTAGACGTAACTTTAGAACCCAAAGGCAAACGGGGACGACCTCCACAACCCCCACGCACACCAGAAGAACAAGCTCGCGTAGATCAAAATAAAAAAGAACAGGGGAACAGATCACAGGTTGCGGCGCGGGTTAATACGAGAATAGACAAAATTCTCAAGGTCAACCCTCAACAAATTATTGAACGCGCTATAACACGTAGTAAAAAACAAACAGGTATAAACACATACCAAGAATACAACGAGCTAAAAAATCGAGTTGCTGAACTTAGAGAAATACGCGATGCAGGTATGTTTACTGATCCCGAACGGGGTGAAACAGCAGTAGAGCTAAACAAAGAATTTAACGAAAAACAAAAAACACTTAACAACATACGAGACGCAACTGCGGTAGAAGAAACTAATACCAAAGAAGATCGTATTGAAGCGTTAGCTGATGCCTATGAAATAACTCTTAACCCTGCATACAAAGGCAATAAAAAAGCACGTACCCGTGCACAAGAGTTTATTGATGGGGGTGCGTTTACTGACTTGGAGAAAAAAGAAGCCAAGGCTTTACGTATAAAGAAACAAGCAGGGTTGCAAAAACCTGTAAGGTCTACTCCCATAACAGAGTATGTAGAGGAAGAAGTAAACCCTGCATTAGCTGACCCTAACGTCACTCTTGAAAGTGCATTAGACTCAATTGTAAAGGGGGGTAAAAAGTTTGAAAGCTTTGTAGCGCGTAGACTACGCCCCTTTATTAAGGACACTAAGCTACAAGTAATACCTACAGACTTAGGTGCGGTTGATACTCAAATAGCTAGTGAGTTTGTAACAGGTGCAGCGGGGGTGTATTTCGATGAGACAAACACTATATACCTTTCTCCTCGCAACGAAGGATTAAACAACGTTACGTTTCTGCACGAGGCTGTACACGCAGCTACAATGAATTTATTAGCTCGTTCCATAAACGACCCTGACTCTGTACCTGAAAGAGTAAACAGGTTGAGGCAAGAAATACTTGACCAGATGGACGAGGCGGCAATGAAGTACGCTGTAGATAAAGCGAATGGCCGCACTACTCCTGAGATGGATAAATTAGCCGAAGAACTAGACATATTTACAGACCTAATGGAATTTGTGGCTTACGGTATTACCCAGCCAGAATTTCAAGAGTTCTTAATGACGGTAGAACCCACCATAGGGTACATACAAGACATACAAAAGAACGGTTTGTCAGGACTTATCAATGTAGTAAGGCGGCTGTTTGGGTTCGGTGATAACACGCTTAATGGCTTTATTACTTTGTTAGACACAACAGATCAGTTGCTACGTGCTGGTAGACCGACTAAGCGCGTGCCTACAAGTACCATAGCAGCCGCTAAGAAAGTAGCTAACAAAATCAAAGGCACAGCACGTAAAGTGGATAGGAGTAGAACTTATAATCAACAGATGAAAGGGATAGGTAATCTCGTCAAAAACCGTGATCCTAAATTAGCGGCTAATATAATAAACGCTACGGCAGAAGCAGTCGGAGAAAGAACGCGCAAGCTATTGGTTAAAGCGTTTACTACTGAAGGTATAACGCGCACGTTGGTAAATAATTTTGGAATAGAAAGCGCCACTAGAGTTAACGATGTGGTGATGGAAATGTCGGCAACGCGGGCTAGGCGTATAAGAGAATTAGCAGACAAAATACCTGCCTGGGAAAATTTCAACGGGACTTTTGTAGATGGAGCAGATTTATTAGCAGACATAATGCACATGGCTACAATAGATGCCTTTGACCCTTCCAAATACAAAAATGTACAAGACGCATTGCAAAATGATCCAGACTTGAAAGACAGGATAAATAAGTACCAAAGTCAACGAACTTCTAACGTTACAGTTGGCGTAGTAAACAAATCCAAAGGTGAGGTTACGCAACGAGAAAACAAGATAAAAGAAATATTTGATATGTGGAGCCGCCTCCAAGACGCAGAAAATGGAGGGCAACGAGGCGTTAAAATTTACAACATGGCTAAAGAGGCTTATGAAAAAACGTTTGACGAGCATCAGAAGTTACTCGTAGCTAAGATAGAACAAGCAGAAATGGATTCTGAAGAGGAGAAAAAAGAATTACTAGCCAGAATTGTGTCTAATTACCAACGCGCCAAAAAAATGGAAGTGTATTTTCCTCTCATGCGTTACGGACAATATTTTATACGCGCCAAGGAAGGTGGAGAGATGATGTACTTTATGTATGAGTCTGATGTAGACAGAAAGTTGCAACTTAAAGAGTTACAAGCGAACCCAAATATTGAAGTGTTAGACGCAGGGGATACCGTGCTTGAAACGATTGGAGAGGAGTTTAAAAGTTCCAGTAAAATGCTATCAGATATTTACGGCCTTATTGAGAAGAAAGGTTTGTCTAATGAAAATGAGATAAAAGATCAAATATACCAAATGTATTTGATGACATTACCCGAAGCAGACATAAGGAAAAGATTTACAAGAAGAAAAGCAAGAACAGGATTTAGTTCAGACGCACTTAGAAACTTTATTGTTTCTCAAAATACAGCCGCCAACCAACTAGCAAGGTTGGAACACACAGATGATCTTAGAGCAGCTATTTCGGGGGTAGAAGCTGCAACTGCACGTATGCCAGTAGAACTTAAAAATAAAATAACTCCCTACACTGCTGTGCTACGTTCGCGTGCTTTACAAGAAACTGCCCCACCTGACCGTACTGACTTCTTAGATAAAGCCGCTTCCTTGGGTAACAGCGCAGTTTTTTATTACATGTTAAGTTCTCCTAAATCTGCGTTAATTCAATTTACTCAGCTACCTATTGTGGGTATACCGGTGCTAAGTGCAGAATTTGGAGGCGTTGCAACTTCTAAAATAATTGCTAAATACACCAAGAACATAGTTGCATTACAGGGTTTTGGGTCAAAAGAGTTTGTGGAAGATGAAAGTGGAGAGTTTATCCCCCAGTATAAAGAAGTTAACATGGCGAAAAGTAATTATGTCATGGAGAACAGTGACCCTGAAATGCGAGAGGCTCTACTCAAAGCTCATGCGTATGCGGTAGGCAGAGAAATATTTATGTCTACTTATGCTTCAGACATGACTTCACGCAGTAGGACACCTAGTGATGAGTTTGGGCGACCCGGTAACAAAATACAACGGATGGTAGTTAAAACTTTAAGCGGTGCATTTCACCATGCAGAACGATTGAACCGTGAAATAATGTACATGTCTTCTTTTGAACTAGCGTATGCAGAAGCAAAGAACAGGGGGTTGTCTACGGAGGAAGCTCAAGAAGAAGCACAGAGACGTGCGGTAGAGTTGACGTACAAAGGACTCTTTAACTACACCAACTACAACAAACCTGATCTTATGAAAGGCCCGATTGGGCGCATAGCTACTCAATTTATGACGTTCCCTTTGCAAATGTCTTCTATCCTTTTTAGAAACTTTGCACGAGGAGTGTTTGGATACAAAGGGATGGGTATGTCTAACACGGATCGCATGGAAGCGTTGGGGACATTTGCTGGTATGCTAGGAATGACATGGCTGTTCGCAGGTACTGTCGGTATGCCTTTATTCTCTGTGTTTGCCTCTGGCATTGACTTGATTAAAAATGAATTGTTTGGGGATGATGAAGAAGAGGAGCGAGATTATGACCTCCTTTCATTTAAAAATGTGCCTACTGAAGTGTGGATAAGGTCTGTGTTCATCCCTAAAATGTTCGGCCCTGATGGTGACATATCTAACGCTTTAGGGTTAAGTGAAGAACAAGCTGCCTTATTTGCCAAGTCCATAGAAATGGGGCCATTGTCTGCAATTACGGATGCTAACATAGGAGCGTCTACGAGTTTAGATGGGTTGTGGTTTAGAAATGATTTACCCAAAGGTGATTTTGAAAATGCGTGGATAAACTTTGCATACAACACTTTTACTGGGCCTTTTGGTAGCATGGCAGCTAGTGCTTTTAGGGCAGCCCAAGATTTTAGTGATGAAGAATACCAACGTGGCTTAGAAACTATGTCACCCGCAATGTTCCGTGGCCCTCTAAAAGCGTACCGGCTATCTCAAGAAGGTTTAGTAAACCGCCAGGGTGTAGAATTAAAGCCCGCTGAATACTACAGTGAGGCAATGTTAATTGCCCAAGGGTTAGGTTTTACCAGCACTGAAACCTCAAGTATGCAAGACATTAATTACCAAATAGCAACTATGGTGCGTGACCAAGCAGCTAAGAAAACTGAAGTACTAGACCGATTAGACAGAGCGTTGTTAAACCAAGACCGTAACCCTGACGGTGTATTAAAAGCTATGAAGGAAATAACTGAATATAATGTTAAATATTTTTACGACCAAATAGACTTCGACACAGTCGAGCGTTCACTGACAGGTCGAGCTGAAAGACGTGGTGAATCTCTGGAAGGGGTGTATGTAAGAGACAAACTAAGACCTTTAGTGTGGCCTCTCCTAGACCCTAGTTTGCAAGACGACTAAACTCTCCATACCCGAACGCCTCGCACCCCTTCCTCTATCGTAACCTTAGTAACTATTTTGTATTTAAACTTTTT